TGCTATGTTTGGTTCTTCTGACGTAACTAATGCTCCTGGTTGTATTGCTGGAACTTCTGGAGTTCTTACATTTACTGAAGCTGCTTCTGTTGATGTTGCTTGTGATATGTTAGAAGCTATTCAGACTATTGCTAACAATCATGGTTTAGATGGAAACAATGCTTTTGTTAACTCTTGGGAATTTTACAGTGCTTTTAAAGCTGCTGCTCAAGTTGGTTCTGTTTATCCTCTTTATGTTGATGACTTACTAGCTGGTTATCCTGGTTACTTCTCTTCTGCTCCAGCTTCTGTAGCTGGAACTTCTGGAGATGGTATATTTGGAGATTTCTCTAGAGTTTTTATGGCTCAATTCGGACCAATGAGTATTCAAGTTGATCCTTTCACTAGAGCTGTTGAAGGTCGAGGTTAGACTAATCTTAAATAATTATATGGACTTTGGTGTAGCTTCTGGTGCATCATTTGTTTTCGTTACTACTTTACAGTGCATAATTTTTAATTGGAGAGAGTTTAATCGCTCTCTCCTTTTTTTACTTTTTATAATGATATATAATTATTTCAGTATTGATAGTTACGTTAATTACGGAAAGCTAGTTTTAAAAACTGCTCCATTTGCTACTGCTATATCTTTAGCTGATGCTAAACAACATTTGAGGGTAGATTCTGATTATGATGATGATAATGATTATATAACTGCATTAATAGGAGTTGCTACAAATCAAGTAGAGGAGTTTACAAGAAGAAGATTAATGAGTCAAACTTTTAATCTTTATTTTGATGTTTTCCCTCCATATATTGACTTACAAGTAGGAATAGTACAAAGTGTAACACACATAAAGTATTATGATGCTAGTAATTCTTTACAAACTTTAGCAGCTTCTGAATATGATTTAGACGATAAAATTAAACCTGGTAGAATTTACCAAAGTAATAACGGATCATTTCCTGATACTTACGAAAGACCAAATGCAGTAGATATTGAGTTTGTGGTTGGTAGAACTGCTAACGAAGTAGAGGATGCTATAAAACAAGCTATGTTAATTATAGTGGGTAGATATTACGAACAAAGACAAGATGTAGTTTTAGGTACACAAGTAGCTGAACTTCCATTAATGGTTGAGTATATGTTAACTCCTTACAGATTTTTAGAGTTATGATATTTGGAAAGCTAGATAGAAAATTAAGTTTAATAAATCAAACATTTACTACTAATGCTTACGGAGAGCGAATAGCTGGAACTCCAGAAAGTAGTATTATAATTTATGGAGATTTTAATTTTAAATCTGGTAAAACAAGTTACGAATCTGATGTATTTGTAAATGAACAAACTATAGAATGTTTAATAAGATATAGAACTGCAATAGGTCCAAGTCCAGACTGGTATATAAGAAATGGCGATAGACTATACTCAATTAATGGAATAAGAGAAGTAGGAAGAAAGGATAAAATGATTTTAACTTTAGAGCGAAAGGTTTTAAAAGATATATTCTCAACGTAATGAATGTAGGACTAACAATAAATAAGAAAGAGCTTGCTGAAATAGCTAGAAATTTAGAGTCTTTAAATATGTCTGATTCTAAAAACAAAACTCTTTTAAGACAAGCAATGAGAAAAGCAGCAAAGCCAATCTTATCAGAATTAAAAAGTTTAGTTCCTAAAGATAGCGGACAATTAAGAAAGTCATTATCTATAATAAATGGAAAAAATAAAAAAGGAGTTCCTCCTAGTGTTTTTGTAGGTCCAAGAGTAAAAGGAGCTTTTGCTAATGAAAATAAGACTGGCTTTTATTTTTACTTTTTAGAGTATGGTTTTAAAGGTGTAGCTGGTTTAAGAATGTTAGACCAAGCTGCAAGGAGTAAAGGATCACAAGCATTAAATGGCGTAACTAATCAATTAAAAGCATTGATTGAAAAACGATTTAAGAAATAATGGAGGTAGGAAAAGCTATATATAATATTTTAAGTAATAACTCAGATGTTGCTCCATTAGTAACTTTAGGAGGACAGATTAGAATATTTCCAGCAAGGTTTAAATTTGATGACCAATCAGCAACTTTACCATTTATAGTTTACCAAGTTGTTAGCGATATTCCTAATATGACTAAAAACGGAGTATCTACTTACGATTACGTTAGCGTTCAGATTACTTTAGTTCATTCTAATTATAGTGAATTAATGACTCTTTCAGCTAATGTAAGAACTGCTTTAGATTATGTAAGCGGTACTTATGATGGTGTTGTAGTAGATAAAATATTTTTTGAAAATTCTGTTGAGTCTTTTGATGATACAAGCGGAACAAATGGAATTTATCAAATAGCTCACGATTACAGATTTAATATAAATAGATAGATATGTATAAAATTAAGTTAAAAAAAGATATTACTTTTAGAGGTGTTGATTATAAAAAAGGCGAATCATACGAAGTAGGTATAAAAGAGTTCAGAGTTTTAAAGTCTTTAAAAGCTCTTGATAATAAAAAAGAAAGCAAAAAAGAAGATATTAATAAATAAAAAATTTAAACAATGGCAATTTTTAACGGAACAGATTTAATTTTAAAAGTTCAAGCTACTACTGGTGCAACAACTGAATTTAAATTAATGCATTCACAAAATGTAAGTATATCTTACAATGTTGATACTATCGACATAACTAACAAAGATTCAGGAGGTAACAGAACTTTATTAGGAGGTACTAAAAGCTTCTCTTTAAGTGCTGATGGACTTATGGACTTTGTAAGTGCTGGAACAACAACAGACGTAGACGAGTTATTCACTCAAGCTAGAGACAGAGAATTAGTAACATTTACTTTTGCTCTAGCTACTCCAGCTGGTTATACTTATACTGGTAGTGGTTTTATTACTTCTCTAGAGATTTCTGGAGGAACAGAAGATGCTCCTACTTACTCAGTATCTATTGAGGGTTCAGGAGACTTAACTCAAGCTGCAGTAGTATAATGATTTTATCGTTGTCGAGGTTGGAGCTAATGCTCCTCCTCTTCAACTTTAATTAAATTTTAACGATAAAAAAAAACGATAAAAATGTACGAAATAGTTTTAATTAACGGAAAAGATTATCCTGTAAGATTTGGAATGAATGCTTTAAGATTGTTCTGTAAAGATACAGATAGAGCTTTAAGTGATTTAGATAAGTTAGGAGAGTCAATGAGTTTAGATGATGCTTGTTTTTTGATTCTAAACGGAATTAAAGACGGATCAAGAGTAAGTGGACAAGAATGTTCTTTAACAGTTGAAAGTGTAGCAGACTTATTAGATGAAGATTTTGATGCTTTAAATAAAGTATTAGAAGTGTTCTCTACTCAATTTAGTGCTAAACTTGGAAACGAGGGAAACGTGAAAGCCGCAAAGAAGAGGAAAGCGGCAAAGAAATAGACTGGGACACATTAGAGTCTGTAGGTTATGGGCTTGGATTGTTACCAGATGAATTTTGGAATTTAACATTTCACGAATTTTTTTTAATTCAAAAAGGTCGTAATGACGTAATCGAATCAAAAGAAAAGAGGGAATGGGAAAGAGTAAGATGGTTAGCTTGTTTAATGTTGCAACCTCATACTAAAAAAGGACAAAATTTAACACCAGAAAAACTAGTTAAGTTTGAATGGGAAAAAGGAGAAGAGGTTAAAGATGTTGAGAAACAAAAAAAGAGAGCTGAATATATAGCTAAAAAATACGATTTAATAAATAAAAAAAATGGCTGAAAAGAATTTAAGCGTAAAACTATCTTTAAACGATAAACAATTTCAGAGCAGTTTAAAAAAGTCTACTAGAAGCCTTAAAAAGTTTGGTGCTAGTATGCAAAGAACTGGACAATCATTGTCTAGAAATTTAACTTTGCCGATAGTAGCATTAGGAGCTTTAGCAGTTAAGTCATTTGATGCACAAGCTAAGGCAGTAGCACAAGTAGAAGCTGGTCTTAAATCAACTGGAGAAGCTGCTGGCTTTACTTCTGATGAGTTGCAAAAAATGGCGGCAGATTTGCAAACTAAGACTATTTTCGGAGATGAAGAAATTTTAAAAGATGCAACTGCTCAACTTTTAACTTTTACAAATATAGCTGGCCAACAATTTGCCAGAACTCAAGTAGCTGCATTAAATTTGTCAACTCGTTTAGATGGTGATTTAAAGTCTGCAAGTATTCAATTAGGAAAAGCTTTAAATGATCCTATTGCAAATTTGTCAGCATTAAGTAGAAGTGGTATTCAATTCAGCCAAGAACAAAAAGATGTAATTAAATCTTTGGCTGAAACTAATAGATTAGCAGAAGCTCAGACTATTATTCTTAATGAATTAGATAAGCAATATGGAGGAGCAGCAGAAGCGGCAGCTCAAGCTGGATTAGGACCATTCCAACAATTAAGTAATCAATTAGGAGACGT